TTTGGTATATCCTCAATTTGCTCTTTTTGGATATTTTAGTTCTAAAACTATTGTTTTAATTGTTTACATAATTAACTAAAGAACCTAGATATTAATGTATCATAACTACTGAAGTTAATAGTCACTGAGAAGTAGGTTAAATTATAAGTAGTTATTAATAGGTTTAACTAAATAACTGATTAAAATGAGTGACAGGTATTTAAATAAAGAATGGTATCCTGAATACCAGCTTCTAGAGAATAAAGTATTTCCTTCAGCACCACAAACTGATGATTATAAATATTATCAAGTGCTGTTTGATGGAAACAATTATTGGTGTTGGATTAAAATACGACAAAATACCAAATTAGTAGGACTATTATCAGTAGATGCTGATGGTCCTGAAAAAGCAGGGATATTGCCATTTCCCTGTAAAGCGTTTGATCTAAAAGAAAAAGATGAGGAAATTCTTTATCAATTTCTAAAGATTAATACTTGGGAACCTTCTGATTCAGATTGGGAAGAAGCTTCCTATTGCACAGATTTATACTAATACAAACTTAAAATATATTATTATTATGAAGTACAGTATAATTGCTGTAGTAATAATCTTTATCCTATTCTTAGTATTAGGTACTAAGGATAAGAACAGCTATTCTAATATAGAATGCTATGAAGACTATTACTATTTTAATAATCAGCTTAAAAAATACCCTGAAGGGAGTGACAGCTGGTGTGAAATTAAAAGTATTATAGACAGCGGATTCTTCAAAGACTCCGCTGGAGTAATACATGAGAGAGAAAATTTTGTAGAAATCCTAGAAAGTATTAACAATGAGTAGATTAAGAGTAAAAATAGTCCCTCAAGTTGAGGGAATATTTATAGTGATGCCCTTGGCATCCAGTAATAAGAATATTAACTCCAAGCTGTTTGATAAACAGTTTGGAACAGTTAAGTATTCAAAAAAAGGTCATTCTGGATATATAAAAGCAGATATTCAGAGTGAAAAGTCTTTTCATTATCTAGAGAAATGCAGATCATGAAAAGACTATTGTTCTTTATGTGTATCCTTGTAATACCTTTACAGGGGTACACAATAGAAAGAACTTCTTATTATTATGTAGTAAGAAGTGTAGCATATCCTATATATAAAGAAAATAATAATTTCTTTATATATATGACTTCTAATAAAGGGACATATAAGAAATATCTCCCTGAAAAGATTAAAAAACAAATAAAAAACAAAAAATAAAAAAATAAATTCTATGAATATTTTGGTTAATTTGCACACTAAGTGCAGAAAATTATTAATAAAGCTGTATATAAGTATAGCTTTAAATGTAATACTTCTTGCAGTTGTAGGAGGTTGTATCTATAATAGTTACATTCATTTGGATGATGTAACAATGGATAAAGACCAATTTTACAAGAATATAATATCTGAAGATGCAATAGCTATAGAATATGCAGCTGTTCGTATTAAGAGTAATGCTATTAAATATAAAGATAGCAGTATTCTTGAAGATTATTATATGTTCCTTAATTATTACAGGGATTTGCAACAAGTATGTAAGAAGTTAGACGTTATATATAATACCTCTGAATGGAGGTACTATAAAAACTATTATGGCATGTAGTTTTTTCGGTTTTTTAGTTTAACACTTTAGCAACAGCATCTGTGAAGACCCTGTTGCTTTTAACTTTAAAAATAATAAGAAATGAAAAAAAAAAATAATAGTATTAATAGTAGGACTATTGTCCTTAGTATCCTGCTCAGAGGATACTATTACTGCTGAAGATATGGAATATATCAAATGCAGAGAAACAAAGAGGTTAGAATCCTTATACTTGCCTAACATAAGTATATCAGTAAATGATATAAAAACAGATGGTGATAATAGAGCTATATTATATACCTCTTGGCATGTTTTTATAGATACTGAGAAAGTATATTTCTTTTCAGTATCTAGTACTTTTGTAATACCTTTGTATATATCTAATATCAGATATAAAAGAGGTAAATTAGTTTATGATGCAGATTATAAAAGAGCTATTAGTGATTTCACTACAAGAGTAGAAAGATTTAAATCATACTATAAAATAGAATAAATATATAAAAATTATGCAAAAATTAAATGTATTATTAGCATTACGGGAAAAACTTGCTAACCGTTATGCTCAAATGGTAGGGGATTATACCTCATTTTTTAAGAATAAGCAAGGAGCATTCCAAGGAGTTTTAAAGACTCATAGCCCTTTGGATGGTTATCAACCTGATGCTTCTAAGATAGCAAATGAGAAGGTTGTAACTACAGTAAATGAAAAGATGGATTGGTTCATCAAAGAAGCATTGGAGTATTTCAATACTGCTCTTGCAATTGAAGCATCTAATGGTGAGGGAGCTCCTAATGTTACTCTTGTTTTTGAAGGAAAAGAATATGGTCCATTCCCTGCAACAGTGCTTCTTAGATTGAGAGGTATTGTGGAATCTGAGAAATTCTCTCAGATGCTTGGAGTTATTCCTGTAAGAGAGGAAACCAAAGTGTGGGTTCCATCAACTGATGAAGATTATGTCAAACGTGGTAACATCTATGAAACTGAAAGACAGGAAGGTGAAACCAGAACAACAGAAACTCATCAAGAGATTCTAAAGGACCCTAATTTAGACCCTCAGCATCTTCCTTCAAATTATAGAGCAATCACCACTGATATAAAGAAAACTGTAAAAACAGGAGATTACACAGTTCAATTCTTCTCTGGTGAGTGGACTCACCAACAAAGAGCGAATTTGTTGAAGAGAAGGTCTTCTCTTATTGATGCTATTAACATAGCATTACAAAAAGTTAATGATAGAGAAGCTGTTGAATGTAATATTGATGATCTATTTAAACATCTTATCTATGGATAATAAGATTTTTATTATTGATTGGGAAAATGATTTAGTTGGAGGTTTTGATGGTAAAACTTTAAATCAATGTTTTAATACTGATAAAAAGTTATTATGTTGGAGTCTTCAACATACTATGGAATTGAAAGGTGTATCTTCATTAGAAATTCAATTTCTTAAATCTCATAAAGAACTAAATGAATTAAGAAAGAAGAATAATATTGAAAAGAAACCTCTTTTCGATGAATATTTAGAAAAAATAAAATAATTGACCGTAGCTTTAGATTCACTTTTATTAGCTTAACAAAATCCCAGATAATAAGCATTAATGTCGTGGTCAAAAGCATTAGAATGGTTGATTACACTGTATTACTTATCCTATAGTATCATAGCTAATTCATGAAAGTTCGATTCTTTCTGCCCCCTCTAATAAAACAAAATCATTCGGGGGCATAATATAATGGTTAATATAATTAGTTTAGTAAAAGCATTAGCCTAAAGGGATATAATGTAATACAATTCTGAGGTTAGCAAGACGGATTTGTCCCTAATCTCAGAGAGAGTAGCTCAATTGGTAGAGCAGCAGATTCTTAATCTGTATGTTGGTGGTTCAAGTCCATCCTCTCTCGCAATTTTATATAGGAAGTTATGCTAATTGGTAAAGCAGTTCAGTATTCTGGGAACTGAATGTTTGGTAGTTCAAATCTACCACTTCCTACAATGTTTAATATTAAGTTACCAAAAAGTAGGATTTAACATAATCAAAAGTCCTATTTAAACACTCCTATAAAAGTTTAAATTATACAACAGTAGCCCTTGTGAAAGTCCTACTGTTTTTCTTATTATGTATTAACTTTTTAAATATAAAATATATGAATGATAAATTTTTAGCAGATTTCTTGAATAAGTTAAAATCCCAGAACTCTAATCAGGTCACAATTCAAATCCCAGAAGGGTATGAAATTGACAAAGAAAAAACTAATTTCGATGAAAATGAGTTATGTGTTAAATTCAAAAAGAAAAAAGACCCAAAATTCAGAGGTTCTGAGACTCCTATATCAGGTTTTTACATAAGTAACTCTTCAGATATTTTCTCAGTTAATGGTTGTGAAAGTAACAGTGAAGATCAAAACATCTTTTTTACTAAAAAGCAAGCTAAGTCTGCTTTAGCAATGGCACAAATTAGTAGAATTATGGCTTACGACAAAAGATTTGGAGGTGCTATAACTGATGCAGAGTGGAAAAATGAGTATCTAAAGAAATATGTTATCACAAGATATGAGGATCAATTGAGTGTGTACAGTTGTTATACAAGGTATCAATTCTTAGCTTTCCACACTAAGGAGCAGGAAGAATTGTTCCTTAAAGAAAACGTAGATTTAGTTAAACAATATTTAATGCTTTAATTATAAATTAATATGAAAAAAGTAACAATTTTATTATCAGAATCTTATGTTCAAGATTACTTGGACAATGCTCTTAAAGTGGACAATGCTATTAAAAATACTGACAATCCTGAGAATGAAAACATAGGTAAAGATGTTTTTATGAAAATGGTTCAGCATCTGAGTATGGTATCCTTGAAGAACTTCTTAGAAGATAAAGAAGAAGTTTGTTTAGATCCATCCAAAATTACAAACTCCAAAGGTGCTGATCTTGCAAATCATCTTATTGTAGATGCCGCAGGTCTTATATTGGAAGGAACAGCTATTGTCAATCATGAAAATAACTACAAAACAAGAATGGTTGCTGAATATCAGCAGCTTAAAGGAAGAAGGAATAAATTATATAATATGCTTCAAAAGTGGGATGAAGGCAAATTAGATTTTACTCCTTCATGTCCTAGGGAGTTGTTGCAGAAACAGCTTGATGTTATGGATGATTACTTAGGTATTCTCATTGACAGAGCTGTTATAGAAAAAGTAGATTTAGATGCTTAAAGAAGAACTTGTAAAGCAGATAATGGATTCAAAGAGTAAGAATATACTCCTTGAATTTGCTACTGGTACAGGTAAGACTAAAATAGCATTGGATAAATGCCATCAGTTATGGAATAAGGATAAATCTATTCTGATAGTAGTACCTAGGAATGTACTTAAAGAAAATTGGGAAAAGGAAATATCTCTATGGGGATATGCAACAATGCTTTCAAATATTGAAATAATTACTTATACTACCTTTATTAAAGGTAATCATACAGGTGATATTATTATATTTGATGAAGCTCACCATCTTTCTGAGAAGTGCCTTGATGTTGCCTATGTACTCCGATATGAAAATGCTATTCTATTATCAGCTTCTGTTTCAAGGAATAAAAGAGCTGAATTATGTGAAGTATTTCACCCTGAAATATTCTTTTTAGGTTTAAAGAAAGCTATATCTAATAATATTCTTCCTGATCCTAAAGTATATCTCATTGAAATGCATTTGGATAATAAGGTAAAATCAGAGCTTATAGTTAAAAATGCTTCAAAATCTTTTACTATCAAGCTTGATTTTAAAGACAGATTTAAAAAATATCCTAACAATAGAGTTGAAATATCCTGTACTCAAAAAGAATATTACAGCTATCTTGAATCTCTTACTCAATATTACAGTCAGTTTAAATATACACAGTATGGACTTACTAAATATCTAAGGACAGCAGGCGACAGGACTAAGTACCTGTCCCATATAAAAGAGCCTTATATTCTTCATATTCTTGATGTACTCAAAGAAGAAAGAACTCTTACATTCTGTAAAGATATAGCACAGACTGAAATACTTGGTAAAAATGCTGTGAATAGTAAGAATAAAAATTCAGAGGAGATTTTAAACAAGTTTAATAATGGTGAAATAAACCATATCACAACTTGTAATATGCTTGATGAAGGCTGTAATTTAACTGATTGTAAATATGGAATTTATGCTTTTTTGAACTCTTCTGAAAAGATGATTATACAAAAAACAGGAAGATTACTGAGACATAGTTCCCCAGTACTCATAATTCCTTATTTTGCACATACAAGAGAAGAAGAGCTTGTTCAGAAAATGTGTGAAAATTATAACAACATAATAAAATTGAAAGCAAATGATTTTTAAGTTAGATTTAAAAAAACCGTTATTCAATCATAATGGCGGAAAAACAAGCTGTGTCTGTGAGTACACAGTAAGTATGAAACAATTATATATCCCTTTAGGATACATAAGAAAGAGACTTGGCATTGATTTCAAATATAATGTCAAAGAGGAAACACTTCATTGGGTTATCTATAGTATGGCATCTTATAATGAAGGAGATACACTTATTAAAGGATACGGTGAAAGACTTTCCCTATCTAAAAACAGAAAAAGAGCAAGACAGATATTTCTGAGATTATTAACTATAATACAGGATTATCTCAGAAAAAGTGAAGCTGCTGTATCTTATGATTTAGCCAAAGCTATGGGAAAATTAGCAAAGAGTGAGGAATATCATAAAAAATTATTGGATGAGCCTACTGCACTTTGATACTCTTGCCTGCAAGAAGAATGACACTAAAGTAGGTGTTGCATTAGTTCTTGCAGGTATATCTTTAGGGTATCCTGTAAAGCAGCAGCACTACAAGGAAGCACTTGAGAAAGGCTATATCAAGTGTAAATTTTCAGAAAGTGGTGAAGTTGAAGATATATGGATTACAGAAGAAGGAAGATCCTTATTTTCAAAAATAGCTAAAGATTTCAACCATACTGATGATGAATGGTATATGAAAACTGTTGAAGGTATGAGGGAATGTTATCCTGCAGGAGCTAAAAAAGACAAATATGGTAGAAAAACTCCATATCAATGGAGAGGTAATACCAAGAATAATGCTCAAAGGTTGAAAAGTATCCTTCAGGAAAATGGCTATAAACCTTCAGATGAACTTTCTGAAAAATGTATAAATGCAACTAAAAGATATGTGGAATCTTTTCATGAAGATTTCTTATATATGAATCTTCTTGAATATTTCATATATAAACAGGTTGATGGTAAAAAGAGCCAACTCATTTCCTATCTTGAAAATGAGAGTGATGATGAAGATGATAGTTTAGAATGCCCATTAATGAGAAATTAAATCTTACACTTGTTGAAGAAACCATTAATTTTCTTGAAAAAAGAAGAGACAACCTTCTTAACGGAGGTATAAATTCCATACCAACACCTTTCTCTAAATTTGCTCAGGATTTTGTGGGTCTTGAACCTAGTACTTATTATCTATGCACCTCTTATACTAAAGGAGGTAAAACACAGTTTATCAGTAATTTACTGTTTGAAGCTTTATTATACTGCTATGAACATGAGATTATGACAGGTGTTTCTGTTAAGATATTGTACTTCAATCTTGAGGAAACTAAGCAGAGAATCATGACAAGATTATTTTCATGGTATCTTGCTAAAAAGAGAGGTATTAGAAAAAGTCCTTCAGATTTAAGGAGTTCAAGAAATGATGCCCCTATTTCAGAAGAAGTTCTTAATCTGCTTAAAGATGAAGAAGCTTCAAAGTTTCTTAAATATTGTGAAGAGCATATCATATTCTCATCAGAAGCAAATCCTACAGGAATATATAAATTCTGTAAGAAATATGCTGAAGAGCATGGAGTTGTACATCAGACACCTTATAAAAGAAAGAATGCATTAGGTGAAATAGAGGAAGGTATGACTTTTGACAGTTATACTCCTGATAATCCTAATGAATTTGTATTTGTAGTAATAGACACTATAAATATGGTGGAATCTGAAAGAGGTTACTCTAAAAGGGAAACTCTTGCTAAACTGAGTGAATATTGTGCCAAATATCTAAGAAATTATTATGGTCAAAGCCCTATTGTCATACAACAGCAGAATACTGATAATGCCAATATTGAAAGCATCAAATTAAACAGAACCAGACCTTCAGCTGAAAGCGTTGGTGATTGTAAGAATACAAAGAATGATGCCAATATAGCATTTGGATTATATAGTCCTTATAAATTCGGTATTGAAGACTATTTTAAGTATGATATAAGGAAACTTAAAGACCATTATAGATTATTGGAAGTACTGATTAACAGGGATGGTGAATTAGGAGGTACTATAAGTCTGTTCTTTGATGGTGCTACCTGTATTTGGAAAGAATTGCCACCACCTACTGATAAAGTAAAAATGGCAGAAATTTATAACATAGTTGAAAATTTATGATTTTACCAACTGAAAGAAGAAAAATTGAAAAACATAATCCAAAGCTGATTGTGTTATATGGGAAACCCAAAAGTGGAAAAAGTTCTATAATGGCTGCCCTTGATAATAATCTTATCATGGACTTGGAAGATGGTTATAGAGCTTTAAGTGTGATGAGTATTGATTTAAAGAAAGTAGCTGATTTCTTTGAAGCTGAAAAAGCTTTGAAAGAGAAGATGGCTGCTGATGGTAAAAAACCATACAAATATATAACTATAGATAATGCCACCAGATTGGAGGAAATGTCTATAAGTTATGCAAACCATCTTTATAGAACCACTACTCCTATGGGAGCATCATGGGGTCTTAAAAAAGATTCCAAAGGTAATTCAGTACCTGACCCAAGTGCTGATGTAAGATTACTTCCAAATGGTGCTGGATGGCTTTATGTGAGAAAAGCAGTAAGAAAACTTGTAGAATTATTTGTTCCTTATTGTGAAACTCTGATACTTGTAGCTCATGTTAAAGATAAGCAGATTAGAAAAGATGGTGAAGAAATGTCAGAGATGAGTGTGGATTTGGCTAAATTTTACTGGTCCGCAGCTTAGTAATAAGCTGATGAAAATTCCGTATATGCTGGGAGTTCCTAAAGTTTCTGCTACCAAAGAGTAAAAATGCAGAAAATGTAACAATGGATAATCAGCAGGTGTGAGTTATTTTTTAACTAAAACCTCAACGACTATAAGGGAATATCCAGAAATGGATAAAGATATAGTCTAACCCCAAACAAAAACAAAAGAATATGGGAATAACAACAAAAAGAATCATTTGTAAGCAATGTGGTAAAGTCACTAAAAATGAAGGGCACGGACTTTGTGGGAAACATTATAAACAACTTATGAAGTACGGCAGATGTCTTGATTCAAATCAAAGGACACAAGGAGACCCTAATGAATATGAAATTAAAGGTCATATTGTAGAAGTACAGACTTATGACCATTTAGGAAACCCTACATATAAATTTACTGTTAGTATTGAAGATATAAATCTAATAGTTAATTATGTATGGTCTGCAAAGAAGAAATCCAATGGTGTATATATTGTAAATGATAAACTTGGATATATTCACAATCAGATTCTTCCTAATAGAAGAGGTTACACTGTTGACCATATAGACAGAAACCCTCTTAATAACACAAGGGATAATCTAAGATATGCAGATTCCACATTGCAAAACTTTAATCAGAAGAAAAAAGATACTCAATTTGATGTAAAAGGTATAGACTTTCACTTTAAAAAGAATAAAAACAAAGGTTTGTACTATGCTTATATCAAAATAGGAAAAAAGAGATTTATCAGTTATGGTATGAACACTTATGAAGAGGCTGTTTATGCCAGATTCTTAATGGAGCAAATGGCTCCGTATAAGTCTGTAAATGAAAATATCTCAAAACATATTTGTAAGTTATCTGATGAAGTTAAATCCCCTATTCTTAATTGGTTTATAAATAGATTTAAAAATCGGGTATTAAATGGGTAAGACTGGGGATATTATCTGTGGTGAAGCTGATGCCATAGGTTATATTTACAGAGAAGGCAGGAACACTTATATCTCCTTTGAAGGAGGTGATAATGTACTTAGAGAAGCAAGGCCTCTTCATCTTAGAGGTAAGAAATTCTGTGTTATCACTTCAGATGAGAATAATGAATTGAAATTCAATTTAAATGAAGTATTTATATGAAAACAATTAACAAAAAGGTTGTAAAAGAAGTAGAAGTTACTAAGTATGCAGCTGCTGATGGTAAAGAATTTGACTTCAAAAAGGAATGTTTAGATTATGAAAGTGAAAACTTAAACAAAATCATCAGAGACATATTATCCAATGGAGTTAAATTACATAGCTTGGAAGACAGTATTAGAAGAACTTTAAGTTCTCTTACAAAACATCCTGAGTATGATCATCTTGTTTACAAGGTAAATGAAGAAGCATCAGTATGGGGATTAGGTAAAAAAGGTAGTATTCTCCTTATTGAAAAGGATGATGATGGAATCATTCTTCAGAATATTACAGGAATTGCCAATGCAGCAAAAGAATTGGAAAAAACACTTACTATCAAATAATAATAATTAAAAACAATCAAACATGAGTGCTAAATTATCTAAATTTTTTGGGGCTACAGTTAAAAGAACTGCTATGAACATGGCTCCAATGTTGAAAGCTAAGGAAACATTAATTTCTAAAATGGCTAAAATGAAGGATGAACTTGAAAAAATCTACAAAAGTCTTGAAGAAATGGATGCTCCCATCAAGACTGTAACTGGAGGATATGGTGTTGAAGACCTTATCAAAAGAGAGGATGGTAAATGGGTATTGAAATACCCTGATACTATAGTACCTCCTACTGTAGAAGAATGTACACACTGTAATCCAGCTTGTGATGAATCAGGTTGTAATGTTGCATCACCTGATACTGACTCCGAAAATCAAAATGTAGAGCAAAGCAATTCAGAACAAGAGGAAGCGTTCAATGATTCATTTAATCTATAATAATTTTTAATAATGGCATTTAGTAAAGGTATCAGCAACACAGCAAGTTTTGCTAAAATGTTAGGATTCTGCGATGTTAAAGTAGTTGCATTGAATCCTAATGCTAAACAAATCAAAGAGCTCACAGGAAAGGAATATGAAGAGAATCCTGAGTATCTTGGAGAAGTTGAGAGAAATGATAAGACTGTCAAAGTAATGAGATTCAGTTTCTATCTTCAACCAGAAGTTAAATTCTGGAACAGAATAACTGTTCTTAACATGTTTGTGGAAAACAACATTGAAATGTCTAAAGATGGTAAGAAATGCCGTGTAATAGACAAATATGGTAGAAACAAATGGGTTGAAGTTGAAGTTGTTAAAGCTAAGCAGCCTATTGAAAGAATTGATAAGGATTACAGACCTGCTTTAAGAGGTGAGGTTGAATTAACTAATTTCCTTAGAGCATATCTTTGTATCAGTTCTCCTGAAAAGTATGTTCAGGATGAAAATAAATGGGTTCTTAAATCTGACAATGAACTGAAAGAATGTGAATCTCAGTTCACAATGGAAGACTGGGGTAAGGTATTCAAGAATGACATCAGCCCTATTAATGAAGTTTTAGCTTATCAGCCAAATGCTTCTGTTAAAGTTCTGATGTATGTAAAATGCACTAAGGACGGTGCTCTTTATCAGGCTGTATATGATAAAGATTTCTTAAAGAAGAATTCTAAGGAGTCTTCCTTTGAAAGATTTAAGAAAACCATTACAAATGAGCAGAAAAATGGTTATGGTACTAACAATATTTATGAGTTTGGACCTGCCAGAATTGTAGAAGATATAGCTCCTACAAGTGTCTCTGAGACAACTACTGAGAATGATCCTTTTGCTGATACTGCAGAAGATGATATTTCAGCAGATGAAGATGAATTACCTTTCGGATAATATAGTATATGTTTTCAAGAGGATATGATTGTAGAAATATAGACCAGCTTAAAGCTGTTTTTTATTATTTAGGTATTCGTAAGATACCCTGCTTAATTTCATCCCCTCTTAGAAAAGACAACCATCCTTCGTTTACATTGTTTATGAAGGATGGTACTATATTTTGGAAGGATATGGCTACAGGTGATAGAGGTACTCTCGTTTATCTTATGTCTTTATTATGGAATTGTACAGTTTTACAAGCAACTGACAGAATTAACAAAGAGCTTTCAAATCATGAAGCACAAGCTGTTCTTTTAGGAAATTCTGTCAAATCCTGCTATGTCAGAAAATCTGAAGATACTGTTTTCTCTTTTAAAACAAGAGATTGGAATAGTAAAGATGAGGAATACTGGAGAAACTATGGTGTAAGTCTGAAGTTTCTCAAAATGGCTGGAGTATATCCTATAATTTATTATTTCTACGGTAAGCAGGCTTTTAAAGCTGATACATTAGCTTATGTTTTCATAGAAAGAAAAGAAGGTAAATTAAGTTATAAACTCTATCAACCTAAAAGCCAGTATGTCAAATGGAGAAGTACTATGAAGGATGGAGTTATAAGCTTATGGAATAAAATCCCTCATGAGGGGGATTTGCTTGTTATATGTTCTTCTCTTAAAGATTCTCTATGTTTATGGAATAATCTAGGGATTCCTAGTATAAATCTTCAAGGGGAAGGTTACAATATTAATGAAAAACCTCTTCAACAATTGAAAGAAAGATTCAAAAATATTGTTATATTATATGACAATGATGAAGCAGGTATCAAAGATGCTGTTAAACTTTCAGAACATACAGGCTTTCCATATATAAAACTACCTTATTTTAAAGGTGGTAAAGATGTATCTGACCTTTTCAAATGTGAAGGACAACCTATGTTTAATGCAATAATAGGGTCTTTATTCAGACCTTATATCTTTAATTATTAACTTTTTAAAATTTAAAATTATGGCTATACACACTATTTTCGATGCTAGAACTCAATCAATGAAGACTTTGGAAACTAATGCTACAACTCTTGGAGAGTTGAAAGAAGCATTAAGCAGTAAATTAGGTATCGACACTTCAGGATGTTCCATCCAAGAAGGATTGACTAAGACTGAGTTACTTAGTGATGATACTTTGCTTCCTACTCAAGTGCAGTTCAATGGTCAGGTTACTGACAATCTTGTATTCCGAATTTCAGTAGTAAAAGGTAAGATTGAATCAGGATGGTATGATGAATCAGATGGTGATGAAATTGATGATTTGCAAAGAACTCTTACCAGAATTGAAAATAAGCAGGAAGAAATTCTGGCATTGTTGAAAGGTGAGAAAATAAAAGAATCACCTTACAGTGTTGATGAAGTAAATGATATGTTTAACAATCTTTAATTAAATAAAGGAGGGGATTATTCCTCTCCTTTTTTTCTTTATTTGGCATGAATATAAAAGAATTAGCTGAAGAATATCTTCGTTATCTAAAACCTTTTTATAATGCTTTCAAGGATTATTATGGAGAGGACAGAGTTGATCTTGTCTTACCACTTAAACCTAGTGAACTTTATGAAATGTATAGTACTCTAAGTCATAATGAGTATTATAACACAGTTAATTTCGTAACTACGCCTTATATAATAATACATTTTCCTCATGTAAGAGTAAGCAATGAAAACGGTGTAAGCACTAAACTTCAAAATGTTTACATTAAATTAAATGTAAGTCCTATAGGAATGGTTTCTAAAATGACATTACTTACAACTTCTCTTACAAAAGGACAACTGAAAGCAGGATATATGCATTCTCATGCACAAAGAATACCACGTGATTCTAACGGTGTTTTTCGATTTACTTGGAGAAGCTGCTGTTTAGGAAATGGACCTTTAGCAAGAATGATTAACAGCAGAGTAAATATTAATAATATCTCAACTTCTGAAAAAGCTTATATTTATTATCAGGCTCTAGCTTATGAAATTGACAGATGGACCCAGGTGGAATCTTTGCATGGAGGTCCTTATGTAGGGATAGCAGAAACTTTTTCCGACACAAATTCTAATAACAGAATATCTCCATCAGTAAAGTTTCCAACAAATCTTGCTAAAGAAATCTTTTTGAAGTTTTTGGATAAAGTAGAAGCTGATGATAAACTGAGGTGCAAATATCCTATACTTGATACAGGATATACACCTGTTGAAATGCACAGTATTCTAAGTAATATTATAAAGGAAACAGCTGATGAGGAAACAATGTTCTTCCTTATAAGATCCCGTCTTATGATACTTGGAAGATATGAAGATACTATTTTCAAAGAGTATGATGGAGATCTTAATGAAGGAGGTATAAATATTCTCTCAGAGCCTTTATTCAAATTTAAGGGTAAGGATGTTTATTTAGAGGTAACAGACACTTATACAGTGGATATTAAATCTTATACATATCTTTTACACCCTGATGTATATAATTCATTTAGATCCAAGTTAATTACATTACTAAATTTTAGTGTATATGGTAATAAACACAGAAATGCAAATGCAAACCAGTCCTCAGAGCTTTCTGGAGAAAGCGGTATCACTGCAAATCAGTGATAATTTAGAGTCTAAAATAAGACTTTTATGTAATAGATTTCCACATAATGAATGGAGTGGAACTCTATTTTACATAAAATTAGATAATGGTATCTATGAAGCATTGGATTTATGCCTTATGGATATAGGTTCTGCAGGATTTACCTCTTATGATGAATCCCCTGATATATTAGATTATAGAATACAACATCCAGAATTACTTGTTGATGGTGTCTTTGAAGGTCTGATACATTCTCATAATTCAATGGCAGCTTTCTTTAGCAGCACTGATGAAGCCACTATTGTAAGGTTAGGTACTAATACTAATCATTTTATATCCCTTATTGTTAATAATGCAGGTTCTTATGTAGCTAAAATGTCTAATAAAAGAATTTATAAATTATTTGATTTGGATAATAATGATATGGATATATCCAACAGTATTACAACATTTGCACCTTGTATTATAGATAAGAATATTGTAGAACCTTCCACTGATAAAGACCTTATAGCAAAAATAGACAAACTTGAAGCTATAAGACTTAAAGAAGAGGAAGAAGAAAGAATCAGACTCAATAGATTCAATCCTTATTATAATTCCTGGGATTTATTATCAGGTCATTATAATCCTCACGGATTATTAGACATGGAAGAAGAGGATAATGATATTGCAGAAGATGCAGTAAATGTATCTGACAAAGACCTTATTGAAGTAATGGCTTTCTGTATGAGTTTCAATGCTCATAGCAGTATTCTTAATAAAAAGCAGTATGATATTATACACTCAAAGCAGAGAGAACTGTTGAATTTCCTAAGAGCCAAAGACCCAGTGTATAAAGGAATTAAAGATAAGGATTATTATTCTCTATATGATACTATTACAGAAGACTTCGTAAGTACTCTTACAAATCCTGTATTAGACAGAATGTTGGAACTTTTAAAGAAATTCCCTAATTGTAAATCAAAGATGATTATGGAAGGATATATAGAAGATAAGAAACAATGGCAATATTAAAAACAATTTAAAATGGAAAAATGGTATAAAATTATAACTGCGGATACACAGCCTGAAAGTTCTGTAGTAAGTCAGATTCAGAATCATGGTACTTATAACAAAGATTTACATACAGGTGCAAGAATTATAGTTGCCTATAGCCTTGCTTTAAATTCTATAGGAAAATCATTAAATACTAATTATCATATTTCACCTTTTACAGGAAATCGTCTGTTACTTCCATGTTCTGTAACCCCAGGTCTGTTAGCTAATGTATGGAGCACTTTACCTAAAGATGCCTCTTTGTTTGCTAACAGTACTGTTGAAGAAGAAGAGGATTTTCTTAAACTTACAGGGCTTACATTAACTCAATTCAGGTCCTTTATTACAGAAAATACTCAAGTGGAATCTTTTCATTCCAGATTTTCAGGTGCTATATGGATGCCAGTTGAAGAAGATATAACTGTTATTGGTGCAGGTGGAATAGGCTCTCACTTGATATTCCAATTATCAAGATTATCTCCTAGAAGTATGTGTGTATATGATCCAGATACAATTGAGCCTGCTAACAGAAGTGGTCAGTTATACAGTGGAAGGGATAGGATATCAAAGGTTAGTGCTATAAGGAACTTTGTACAGCAATATTCAGATTTCTTTAATATGACTTCTTTCTTCAGGCCTTTTACACAGGCAGAAACACTTAATTCAATTGTATTTACAGGTCTTGATAATATGAATGCAAGAAGAGAAGTCTTTGAAAAATGGAAAACTCTTAATGACGGTATTCTTATAGATGGAAGACTTGCTGCTGAAACTTTCCAAGTTTATTGTATCAGAGGTAATGATGAAAAAGCTAAGGAAAAATACAGTAAAGAAGCCTTATTTTCTTCAGAGGAAGCTGCTCCTACAATATGTTCTTATAAACAGACTACTCATGTGGCTTCTATGATTGCTTCAGTTATGGTATCTTTATTTACTAATTATCTGAGTAATAAGAAATATAATGTCGAAGTAAGAGATGTTCCTTATTTTACTGAAATTTCCATCTCAGAACTTAAAATGATTGTAGAACAATGACTTTAGCAAATATATTAAATGTTTTTACAGGTGTACTCAGTTGTTCAAATGGAGGCTGTTATAAGATAACAGATAATGGTTTCGTTCAAAGTTTTATTGGATATAATAATCCTTCATTCTACAGTGAGTTTTTTAAAAGTTTCTTTCCAAAATGGAATCCATTTCAAACAACTAGTAAAAGACCTACACAGTTTTTATCACGTTTAGTTGAAGGTTTTGGCATAGAATTTCCTGATATTGAAGGTGTTTATTCACTTCGTTCCAGTAATTCCCATACTTATCTTGTAAAAAACACTGATAAAACACTTCAAATCCTATATAGTATAGACCGAAATACAAAAGATGCTTATTTATCAAAGGATATTTTCAATATTTTGAAAACTCCTAAGATATTAATGGATTTCTTTGTAAAGCAACTTTTATCAAGGCTTCTTTGTGTGTGTAACAGTCTTACTTTCATAGAAGAGAAAGAATGTAAAATGGTCAATTCTTTAGCAATGAGTGCTTGGAATAATATTATTCCTCCTTATTATATAGGACAGGCTAAGACCTATTTAACAGAAACGAATTTAAATCCAGACAATGATGTACTCCAAGTACTTAAATTCTAGTAGTGAATATGACAATATTCAGTTTAAATCAAAACTTGAAGTAAGAATTTATAAGGCATTGAAAACATATTTTAAGGATGTGAAGTATGAAAACCATAAGTATGAATTACTTCCTCCTGTAAGATGTTTCAATGTGCCTTTTTATAACAGGATAGGTAAAACTTTCAAACAGGATAGTCGCATATTACAGAGTATTACATATACTCCTGACTTCAGCTTCTTTTTTAATAATATTCTTGTCCTTGTTGAGGCTAAAGGTAAGGAGAATGATGTATTTCCATATAAAAGACAGTTATTTAGAAGACTATTGGAGGAGAGTACTGAACCTGTTATTTATTTTGAAGTAAGAACTGTAAGGGAAGTACACATGTTATATAAAGTACTTCAAGGAGAATCAGAAGATACTTTTAGACTTAGAGTTCTTATAGGCAGAGAAATAGGTTCTCTGTTTAATAAATACAATAAGATGCTTGAAAACCATGACTGGCAAGGGCTTGAAAAGCTTTTAAAAAAAGCAGCTGTAACTAATGAAGAGGTGTACAACCTCTTAGAAAAATTTATGAAGAATGAAGCAACTCATTGATATTAGCTGGCAGGTTTCTGAAGAAGAATATAGGAGAGATACAGCTCTCTCCTATAGTCTGCTTGCTAAATTTGAAAGAGAAGGATTTTCATCATTACCACATCTTTTTGATAAGGTTGAAACACCTTCACTTACATTTGGAAGTGCTGTAGATGCTTTAATTACAGGAGGAGAAGAGGAATTTAATTCAAAATTCAAGGTAATAACAATGCCTGAATGTCCTCCTGCAATTCAGAAAGCATCCAATATGCTGTTTGAACAATATAAAGAAAGCTCTATTACAAAAATAGATAATGATACCATTCTTAATGTTCTTAATAGTATAGAGTACCAGAAAAATTGGAAAGATGAAACCAGAGTTAAAGTATTTAAGGAGAAAGCAGACAGCTATTATACTTATTTATCAATCTCTGAAGGTAAGACTATTCTGTCAAGTGATACTTATGAAGATGTAGATAAAGCAGTATGTGCTTTAAGGGATTTTGGAAGCCCTTCATATAAATATTTTCAGGTAGATTCTCCTTATGATAGTGTTAAAAGATATTATCAGCTTAAATTCAAAGCTTCTTTTGATAATATTGATTACCGCTGTATGGCAGATTTACTATATGTAGATTATGACAATAAAGTAATCATACCTGTAGATTTGAAAACATCAGGGCATTATGAATGGGAATTTGAAAAAAGCTTTATCCAATGGATGTATTTTATACAGGCAAGATTATATTGGAGAATAATAAGAGCTGCTATGGATAAAGATGATTATTTCAAAGATTTTACTTTGGAAGATTACAGATTCATAGTCATAAACAGGTATTCTGTAAAACCTCTTGTATGGAGATTTCCTTATACTACATATTATGGAACACTTACAGACAGTAAAGGTAATTTATACAGAGATCCTTTTGAAATAGGTAAAGAACTTAGTTATTATTTAACTCATAATTCAGTATTGCCAGAATTAAGGCTTGGTATTGAAGAAACTATTATTAACGAAATTAAACCTTATGAAATTAAAAATTAAAGTAAAAGTATTTAAAAGCGGAGAACTCCCTAAAATAATAAGTAAAGGAGACTGGATTGATCTTAAAGCTGCAGAAACAGTAAAACTTACACCCCCAACACTTGATAAAGACGGTAATATAGTTGTTACAGATTTTAAAGTGAATCTAGGTGTTGCAATGAAACTGCCTGATGGTTTTGAAGCTATAATAAATGACAGAAGCTCAACTTATTTAAGCTGGGGTATCATAATGAGTAACCTGCAAGGTGTTATTGATAATGCCTATTCAGGAGATGATGATGAATGGAAATTTGTAGGTATCACTTTAGGTAAGAAAAGGGATACTATTAAAAAGGGGGATAGAATATGCCAATTTAGAATACAATTGTCACAGAAAGCTACTATGTGGCAGAAGTTAAAATGGTTATTCTCAAGTGGCATTGAGTTTGAACAAGAGAAACACTTGTCTGCAATATCAAGAGGAGGTTTCGGTATAACAGGAACTAATTAATGTATCAGAAATTAAAAGATTCAGAAGTTACACATCCTGTTAAAACAGGTAATAATGTTAAAACAGTTACTTTGAATTTTCATATTCTTGAGAAAGGTAACTACAGTATAATTACAACTCAATACAAGGGTAGTACATATAATATACTTTTGGATACAGGTGCTGGTAAATCTGTATTTAATAAAAATTATTTAGATTTCTTTGAAAAAAGTTATACTGGTTCCGATGCTCTTATCACAGGGGCTACTGGTGAGAAAGTAAAAGCTGAATATTATTGGATTGAAGTTCCTATATGTGATGAAGCTCCTTTTACAATAAGCCTTGTGAGTGATAGGGAAGTTATATTCAAACATCTTAAGGATGAATATAATCTTGATGTATGCATGGTATTAGGTAACAGCTTTCTTAAAGAAACCAGTGCTGTCATAGATTATATGGCTAAAACTATAACTTTTAACATACCTATATAATATGATATATTTTGTAACCAATAATTTAGAATTGTTTACACCTGTTTCATATAAACTTATGTCTGTTGAAGACTCTCTGGCTGCTATGAGCAGCTGGAGAGTTATTCAATTTGATACTGAAACTGATGGAATAGATCCTCATATATGTAATTTATTATGCGCTCAATTTGGTAATGATAAAGCTGATATGAGGATAGTTGTAGATTGTAAGACAGTAGATATAAGGTTATATAAAGAACTTATTGAATCAAAATTTTTAATTGGTCAAAATCTGAAATTTGATTTGCAATTTCTATATAATTATGGTATAATACCTTTGAATGTGTATGATACTATGATTGTTGAACAATTACTGCATTTAGGATACCCTGCAGGTGTTATATCTTATTCTCTTAAAGAAATAGCATGGAGAAGACTTCATATAAACATTGATAAAACAGTCAGAGGTGAGATTATATGGAGAGGTCTTGACACTAAAACTATTCTTTATGCAGCAGGTGATGTTACTTATTTGGAAAAAATAATGGCTTCACAAGTTGCTGAATGTAAAAGTAAACAATGTTTAAAAGGAGCTGAAATTGAATGTAAATTTACTCCTGTAATAGCTTATCTTGAATGGTGTGGCATACATCTTGACCAAAATAAGTGGAAAGCAAAGATGAAGTCTGACCAAGAAAATCTTAATAAAGCTAAGGATGCACTAAATCAATGGGTTATAAGAGCAGCAGGCAGGACAGGAAAAACACTTGGTCCTCAAAGAGAGATGTATGCACCTGTAAATGGAGATGGTACTGGAGGTTACAAAATCTATGAAAAATTAAATGATTTTGTATATGTTGATACACAGGGAGATTTATTTACTGGCTACAACCTTGAACCTCAGGTAAGTATTAACTGGGCTTCTTCACAGCAAGTGGTTAAGGTAGCTAAGATTCTAGGCTTCAATGTTAATATTAAGGATAAGAAAACAGGTGAAGAGAAGGAAAGTGTTCTTGAAAAACATTTAGCAGCCCAAAAAGGTATTGATGATGAGTTTCTGAAACTTTACTTTAATTACCAAGAGTATTTTAAGGTTGTAACTTCCTTTGGTCAAGGTCATTTAAATGCTATTAATCCTAAAACAGATAGAATACATACTGTTTTTAAACAATTAGGTGCAGCATCGGGTAGAATGTCTTGTGGTAGTCAGCAACCTAATGTTGATTTAGCTAAAATTAATAAAGTCTCTCCAAAAGAATGTACGTATCCTAATATCCAACAATTACCTGCAGATGAAGAAACTAGAAGCTCTTTTACTGCTCCTGATGGATATGAATGGTGTAGTTGTGACTATAGTGCTTAAGTAAAATGATTAATTAGTATAAATAAAATATTTATAAGCTTGTATGTTCCAATTATTCTGTATTAAATTTGCAATACAAAAATTAAGACAATATGAAATTTAGTATTGAAAAAGAACAGAGTATTATTAGTGATTATCAAGCAGGATTAAATACTGTAGAAATTGCTAAGATATGAAACACTTACATGTTCAGTGCCACTGTCAGAAGTGATTTAATTGCTGCTTGGCTTGAAGAACATGGAAATTTCCATAATAAATCTTATGAATGTGATATTTATACCCCATTAACACCACATATTCTGCGAGGAATATTTGATGGTGATGGGTATTGGCATACAACTAATAATGGACATACTATGGCTTGGGGAATATGTGGAAGGTCAGAAGTATTTCTACAAAAAATAAAAGAGTATCTTTTATCAGTAGGAATACAATCATACCTGTGTAAATCTCTAAGACCGAACAATAGATATTTATACTATCTTGAAGTGTCAAAAATTTTAGATATAGTTCGTATTGCCAATTTAATGTATAATGAAGCTCATATTTACCTGATGCGTAAATATGAAAAAGGGCACCTCTTTGCAGAAATGCTTAGAGAAAAATGCGCGAAATTCAAGGAAGGAGATGCTTCCTCTAACCCTGAGCCAAGCTGTAATAGTGTTGGTCATCTTATAAATAAAAAGAATGGTCAGTATATTATGGAAGGTGCAGAGACTATAATGCGCTACCTAAACACACCTATGTGTGCATGGTAAAGGGATAGTCCACCCCTAAATCGGGGTGCTAGAAAGTCGCTTGGGAGCAGATATTTATAATGAAAAAGCAATGCTTGATGAGTTTCTAAAAGGTTCTGGAGATATGCACTCTTTATGTGCTTATATGGTATATAAAGATGAAATACCACGAAATATTTCTATCAGAGACATTAAAAAAATGTATCCTCATTTAAGGAAAGCGGTAAAACCAATTGAATTCAGTCAGCAATTTGGAGGTTCAGAATATGCTATACAGGGTTCAATGGGATGTTCTTTACAAGAAGCTCGTGCTTTTAAGGAAGCTTATGACACTGGATTTCCAGGAATTGCTGCTTTTAAGAAAAAAGGCTCGGAATTAGTAAGAAAAAAGGGCTGTGTTTTAATGTGTAAATACAGCGGACACAAAATGTATTGGTGGGACCATAAAAAATGGTTAGAAGTTCAAAAATCATTTACTTTTGAATTCTGGGAGCAATATAAAACTATAAAAGAACAATGGGAAAAAAGTGCTCCACATAACTTTTGGGAACAAAAACCTGATATTCTTACCAAAGTATCTCAGCATTTTAAAGCAGCAGCTAAATGGGATAGAATGGCTTTGAATGCCCCCACACAGGGTAGTGGTAGTGTATTATTGAAAATAGCAGCTACTGACTTCTTTGTATGGATTATAAAAAATGGCTACTTTAAAAAAGTGGAATTATCTGCTTTAGTCCATGATGAAATTAATACTATATATCCTAAAGAATTGCATGATATAGTTCCTGCTAAACTTAAAGAGTGCATGGAAAAAGCAGCTGCTCTTATTTGTACTAAACTTCCTATTCCAGCAGAAGCAAGTGTTGGAGACCATTGGATTCATTAATGACTATTTTAAATACATCATATATGGATACATCAAAATATACAAAAATATCGAACTTTGAAGACTTTGAAGCAATACTTCAGAAGAATATTACAGAATTTTGCATTGCATATGGTTTTGTAAAAAGCTCTAAGTATATTAAGAAAACTAAGAGAGGTAATTATTACATTTACCATTACATAGATGGCACTGAAGAAATAGTCACCAAAAAGAAATTAGAAAAATCCAGTATAGGAAAAGCTATTGAAACAGGATGCTTTTATGCATCTGTTGATTAAAAGCAAAATTTAGAAACATGTTTTACTCGTTTTAATTTAATATTTATTTAGTTATTAATTCCAGACTGAAAGCTTGTGAAAGTAAGTAGGTCTTTTTATTTAAAAATAGAAAGATGTGTAAGAATACTTATAAAGTCACTATTAAAGAGGTACTTTCAAAAGATGTTGAAATACAGGCTTCTGATGTTTCAGAAGCTTTGAATATAGCTATTGAAATGTATAAGAAAAGTGAGATTGTTTTATCTGCAGATGATTTTGAAGGTAAAGCTGAAGTAACAGCTATTAAAAAAGTAGAATGTCAAATATAAAAATTATGCCTAGAAAAGAAGCAAAACTTAATTCAAGTACTGTTAAGATTATGAATCTTATAGTACCTAAAACTTTGCAGACTGAAGAAGTCAGAGAGTTTATAACTCAGTGTGTAAGTATGATTCAGCTTTATGCTAAAAAGAATCATGATTATGGAAACTCTTTCAATCAAGGTATGAGTACTATTGGAATGATGTATGGCTTAGGTAGAATCTATGATAAGATTAACAGAGCTATAAACATTACAAGAGTAAAAGCTGAAGTCGAAGATGAGACCATTAAAGATACTGTAAAAGACTTAGCCTGCTACAGTACAATGTTACTTTCTTATATGCATAGTAATGCAAGAAAAGAATTATTAAAAATCAAAAATAGAAAATCAAATTCTATTGAAGATACTTTATAGTAGTTATTAATTATTACAAATTATGGGACAAATAGCTTTAATATGTGTTGCTATATTCTGTTTAAGTATAGCTGCTATGTCTTTCACGGAAAACAGCTGGTCTAAGTATTATCCAAGCAATCATAAATTAGGTTTGTTATTATTAGCTTTACATGGTATATGTAAAATAATATGCTGGTTTTCAATATTTGCTTTTCTGGTTGTTATGTTTAAAATGATCTGGTATAATGTCTGATAAAGCAATATGTACTAACACTCAGTGTGTTAAAAAAGATTCATGTTTCAGATTTCATCTACAAAATGAGATTTCCAAAAAGGATCATTATTCAGTAATTGTTACACAGGGTAAATGTAAAAATTGCCCTGTGTATATAAAGAAAAATAAGTAATAGCAAAAAGAAATAAAAAATTAGGTATAATATAACTAAAACAATTGAAAAGATATGAAATATAAATATATAATTGAAATAGCTCAAGGCTCTAATGCCGTTGATCTAAATGTCAATGAGAATCAGTATAAACAAACAAAGGACTTATTTAAGACAATAGATTATGATGAAACCATATCAAAAAAAGGTGATTGTATAACTCGTACTCTATTTGTTCAACAGAATGATTTCGCTGAGATATGGAAAAAAGTCCTGGTTGATATAACAACATTAGATACAATAATTAAAAATAAATAAACATCATGGAAAAGAATTATAAAACAATACCTTTCGACGTTAATAGAATTAATGAAGAAGGAGTAAGAGTAGTGACAAGAAACGGTCTTAGTGTAAGAGTAATTTGTGTTGATAAAAAAACAGATTCAGAAGTTTCATTTAATCCAATTGTTGCTCTTATATCATATAAGAGCGGAGAGGGTACTCCTTATGAATCAGTGCAATCATATAGCCTAAAAGGAACTATTCTCGATAATATAAATAGTGATAAGGACCTTCTTCTTCAAGTTCCTGTAAAAACCCGTAGAATGACTAATCAAGAACTTGTTTGGTGGTTAAGAGATTGTTCAGAAGAACATAGAGAATGGAAATGTACATCCACCGTTTATGTTAATTATTACATCTCATATATTGAAAAAGATGCAAATAAAGAATGTGAAAAAGATATTTTAATCCGTAGAAATGGTGGTAAGTGGGAAGAGCCTCTAATTGAAATTGAATAATAAAGAAGAATTATGAAAACTAAATTATTAAAGAAGTTAAGGAAATTAGCTAAAGAAGCTATAACTATAAATTGTGAAGTATTTAGAAATGATACTAAATATCTTATATATAAAAATGGATATTGTCTTGTCAAACTTAATTCAATATGTGAAGCGATAAATTTTGTGAATAAAAAGAGACGAGAACATATTCTTTTCCTAATTGATAATATGAGAGAAGAAAAATTAAATAAAGAATTAAGTAAGATATGAACCCAGATTTTGATTTTTACGATACTGAAGCGTGCCAACAATCAGCAGTATACGATGGTGCAGAATACTATGCTGAATCCTATACAATAGAAGATAGAAAAGATTATATAGATGCAAAAGGTCGGTGCTTCAAAAAAGAAGATATTGGTAAATATGTTATCGTTCAAAATTCAAGGCATAATAAAAAAGTAATGCCTATTATGTACTTGGTTGATAGACGTATCACTAAGAGATGGTGGTGGTCTCCCGATTCTCATTATGCAATGATATTTGACGATAAATCCTCAGCTGAACGTATGTTAAGCAAATATAAATATAACAAAGTAAGATACATAAAAATTCAATCTTGGAGGGCTGAACAAGAATGGTTTAATAAATGTTATGGAGAGGAATGAAATCAACTAAGAATCCTAAAGAATTTATAAAGAAAGTACTAAAGGAGTGGGAATCAATCTTTGAAGGAATTAAATTAAAGTATGCTTATGATAAAGACTCAGAGTACCATATAATTGAAGTGGAACCAGAAAGCATAAGACGAAATAATAAAGACTATATGGCTAAAGAACTTCAATTATATATGGATTTTGCTGATGCATTTGAGAATGAAAATATTTTAATATGTAATCCGTCAGATGCAAACAACATGAGTAATATATTATTTAATAAATAAAAGATACTTTTGTTAAAAACTAAAAAATAATAAAAATGAGTAAATCATTTTGTAGTGGATGCAGATATTGGATATATATTCAAGCATCAGAAAACAATGGCAAAGGCTTTCATTATTGCGACATATTTGACAAATGGGAGTTAAAATGGAGAAAACTATGGTGTAACGGTAAAGTAAAGGAGATATGATAATTCAAATAATCATAGGTGTAATATTGGCAATAACAATATATTTATTAGGATATGTTCGTGGTGCATACAAAGCTAGTGACAAAAATATGAAAGCTTATATAAAGTTTAAAAAATGTCAAGGTATGAATTGGAAGGATATGTCAGAAGAAATATTGAAGATATTTAAAATAAGAGATACATTATAAATAAAGAATAAACAACTTTATATAATTAGAGATTACAAGAAAATAATACTCATTTATTGTTGAAATATATTATGGATTTAATTTATATAACTGCTGAAAGGTATCCAGATCTCAATAAGAAAATGACTTTTGGTAAATACAAAGGATGTACTATTGAAGAAGTATTATATCACCATCCTTCTTATATAGTATGGTGTATTAATAATGTCAGATTTTTCAAAATAAACGAAGAGCTTGAAAATGAAATTATAAAACGATATGAAGATGATAGAAGCAATAAATATGGATGTTGTTATGGTGATTCTGACGCTGATGATTATGGATTCTCACCAGCCTATATAGATGGCGATTGGTTGTATTAATAAGATCACTAATTAATAATTAAAAATAGCAATCATGGTAGAAAAGTTAATTATAAGAGATAATAATAATACGCCATTTTATTATTTGAGTGAACTATTCTCTAATGGAACAGAATTTAATTTCAGAGAAGGAGTTAATATTATAGTAGGCAAGAATGGCAGTGGCAAATCGACTATCATAAATTTGTTGAAGGCATATCTATTGGTTGATTATTATAACTGTGGAGTCGGTATATTTAATAACCGCATCAATAAAATATTACAACCTATAGTTGAAGATGGTAATGTTAAATATAGATTACTTGACGGTGCTGAAGTATATGCTGATTATGACTTAAATACATTTTGTTTATCTAGTATAGAGGAAAAATCCCATGATCAAAATATTGAAACTGCAAATGACATGTCTTTATTAATGGAATCATACAGTTCTTCTACAGGAGAAAAGCTTTTATCCAATATTAGCTATCTTTTCAATTCAATGTTCAGTAAAGAAGCTCATCTTAAGTTTGACTACAAGTCAATAATAGAGAAATATAAGGACTATGAGGACTATATCTTATCTCATAGAGTTGACAGCAAGAAAACTTGGACAATTCTTATGGATGAGCCTGATAGAAATCTTGATATCGAAAACATAAATCAGATCAAGACAATATTGTCCCACAAGAAAAAGAATGCTCAAGTAATTGCTGTTATTCATAATCCTCTTTTAATATATAGTCTGTCAAATGTCAAACATATAAACTGGATAGAACTTAATCAGCATTATATAGATAGTGTTAAGAAAGAAATTAATAAATTAGTAAAGTGAACAAGAAATAGTTATGAAAGTAAAGGAACTCGTAGATAAACTATCAAAACTAGATGATAATGTCGAAGTCAACATAATGATGATTATATGAGTTTCTTTAAAGAACATCCAGAATATAATGATAAAGATTGGGATTGGGGATTTGATGAGTGTTGGGTGTTTGCAAACTATTTCTATGAACTTGGAATTAAAGAAGCAGAAAAAAGATTAAACTATGAATAAAGAAGACAAAGATTTAGTATTTAAAGACCTCTCTATAAGATTACCATATCATGTTCGTGTAAAGGTTTGGTTTAAAGATGGTACAACAGAAGAAGGACCATTAGATTTAGAAGATAATTATGGTGATGTTTTAAGGGATGCCTTTTATTATCATGAAATTGCTGATATTAAACCCTATCTTAGACTTCCTTCAGATTTAAGAAAAGAAGAAATAGATGAGTTATTCAGAATCCTTAATATAAGTGAGGATAAAGAAAATTGGATTAAAATAAATGATTGTACAGGAATTAAATTCATACTTCCTGATGGTATTTGTGCTGAAGATTTAATTAAAGCCTATGATTACCTCAATTCTATACATATAGATTATAGAGGGTTAATTGAAAACGATTTAGCAAAATCAGTTAAAAAAGAATTTTATGAGTAATGAAGATAAAGAATTATTTTTGAAAGACCTTTGTGCAAGATTACCTTATCATCTTTTAGGTAGAGATGTATTTGGTAAAACCAGAGAAATGAAAGTTATATATCCAACAGGAACAATTATTGCACAAGAAATTGATGGAGAAAACTGTAGTTCTTGTGGATTTATACCATATCTTCGTCCAATGTCAAGTATGACCGATGAAGAAAAGGAAGAGTTAAACTGTTTGTGCTACCACAATATTGGTGTGCAGGACAATATGCTACAAGGATATTTATGTGGTTGCGAAATAAATGATGTTATTGATTGGCTTAATACCCACCATTTTGACTATCGAGGTTTGATTTTGAAAGGTTTAGCCTTAAAAGCACCAGAAGGAATGTATGCTTTAAATGATTAAAAATGAGTAGAAGCCGTAAAAAAAGTCTGTGCAGGAAAGGAGATTTAATGTTTGAGTGCTATGCAGACAATCAAATTGATGCTTGCTATGAACTGATATTGAAGTTGTATGAATTAAATATATTGTAATTATGAATAAAATTATAAGGAAGACACAAATAAGTATGACAAACGAAGAAAAAGCAAATGAGTTATTGCAGTCTTCTGAATTTCCGTACACCAAAGCTCAATGTGAGGCTGTATTCAATCTGTTGATGCAAATGGCTGAATGGAAGGATGAGCAATATAAAACAGCTTATGTAGTCACAAGATGCGAAGAACATAGTGACTATGTTGAGAAAGTGTTTTTTGACAGTAAGGCTGCTGACAATTATTGTTCGCAGTATAGTAATAACCCCGAATGTTACACAAGGGATGTAACTAAAATAAATGTCAATTAAACAAATAATATATATTGCTGAGAGAACTGTCGATAAGATAGTTCTTTCAGCTAAGACAAAGAGATTATGAGGCGATTTATAACAACTATTCTATTTTTCACGTTGCTTGCATTAATGACGTGCAACGCATTCGAGACACACTTTATGAGTGTTGATTTTGAAAAGATGCAATTAATATACAGAGATAAAGTATATGAGCTTGTCGAAATTAGAAACAGAATAAAACATCATCACAGAGAAATAACATATCTTTGTATTGATGAAAATTGCAAGTCAGTAGTCTTCCGTTTGTTCTTCATTGACGGAGGTGAGTATATGAAATTACAAAAGTATAACAGTAAAAAATAGTGAAATATGATTGGAAATTTGATACTTTGGATAAAGGAACATTTTAGACAGATGTTCTGCATTCACGAATACAGAGAACGTGATTTGCCAGCTAACATGAGTTTTAGATATTGCAAGAAATGCGGAAAAGTTAAAAAGCCATAAGTAAAGAAATAAAAATGAGCGACATGGATAGTAAAAATATTATTACAGAAAGTCTGTTGGAAAAGAATGGCTTTGAATTTAGCCATGAAAGATGTGAAGGTTTTGAGTGTTACTCACTTATAAAGTTTAAGGGTAATGTTGATATAGATTTGATGCATTATGAAAATCCTAACACTGATTGGCTATTGACAATTATGTTTAATGAACGTGAAGAAGAACTTGTTAAAGTCATCTCTACAGTTAATGAGTTACAACAATGTTTGGATATTATGGGTATTGAACTTAAAATAAAAGTGTGAAAAGAATGTAAACAACTGTAATTGTTTTAGTAAATGGATATGGAAAAAATATGAAAGTATTTGCAAGTAAAAGAAGTGGTAACTATAGTGGTGGACTTATAGTAGTAGCCGCTAATAATAAATTTGAAGCTGCTGGTGCATTAGCATTAACTAAGCAAGGTTTATTAATTGAAGAATATGTAGATTGGTATGAATTACCTAATCTTACAGCAGATGTAGATGAACCACAAGTAATTGATGAAGGAGGTTATACTGAATAATTATTAAAATCAATTCCAAAACAAGTGGGTAAATATATAAAACATTTATATTGGTTTGACAATGCTTGGTATTGTGATTTTATTGATGAGGATTCAGAAGCTATGGATAATGGAACATCAGCAGATAATCCAGTTGATGCTTGTTATGAAGTAATATTAAAGTTATATGAATTAAAAAAAGTTGTAATATGGAACTGAAAGATTATACAACGGAAGAACTTCGTGATAAAATTAAACGAAGAAATGAACTTGCTAGAGAAACAAAAAATCAAGAACCAAGATGTAGGGATTGCAAACGCCTTACAAACGCCTTACAAACAGTGGGACAGGGCTATATTTATGTGGAATAAGGACCTGGGGTAAAACTTATAGTGGAACTTCAAAAAGCATAAAAGATAATTTTAGATATTAGAATATGAATTACGAAAAGAAATACAACGAAGCACTTGAATGGATGCGAAGCCTATATGATGGGTTGCATGGTGCAACAAAGGAAGATGCCGAACATTATTTTCCTGAACTAAAAGAGAGTGAAGATGAGAAGATAAGAAAATGGTGTATATTACATTTTAAAAAAAGTATCGATGTTATTAAGAATAACGATGAATACAAGGAATATCTTAGCAATAAAGTGATTCCTTGGCTTGAAAAGCAAGGCGATAAGGATAAACTTATAAAAGAACTTGGTAAATTTAAGAAGCGGGATATGAATGGTATTCTGAGAAAAAAGAGTTGAGAATAGTAGATTTTAGCAAACATGTGTAATATGATCCTAATCCATTCCCTATTGGTGAAGAATCTGCTTGGAAGCCAAGTGATGATCAGCTAAAAGCATTTGAACACTTTGTTGAAAGTATTGGAGAGAGTGGTTTTGCTTCACTTTGATGAGAGCAATACTAAGTTATTATATTCGTTATTGTCAGATTTAAAAAAACTAAAAGAAGAATAAATTGTGAATGTTAAATGTATAAATAATATGAAAGTTGCTATATCTTTCCTTGAAGATGTTCAACATTATCTTTCAATGGCTCATGATGCTGAAACTGAGGATATAGATATACAACTTTCTATTCAAGAGGAAATAAAGAAGACTTTAGACCTTGAAAAATCTTTTAAAGAATTATTAAAGAAATACGATAATGGAGAGTATGGAAAATAAAATAGTAATGGTTCTAAAAGATAAAAAACTTTTAGAAGACCTTGTTTCAAATGAAGAAACTAAAATTAAAATACAGGATGCTGTAGTTGGTTCTGTAGTTAAAAAGATACTTAACTTGTCTTTTAGTAGTAATAAGGAATTTAGATTAAGTATTCATAAGATGATCAGAGAAGAATTTTTTATAAATCCTGAGAATTATTTATCTATGTGCATATTTAAAGAGGACTATAAAAAGGCTATTAAAAGGGCTTTAGATGAAATATTAGCTTCTCTTTTAAAAGAAATTAATATTGAAGAGTATGTAAAAGAAGCTTTAGGTAAAGCAACTTTCAAAGAAGCTGTAAGAAGAGAAGTACATTCAATATTATCAGAAACTTTCACACAACTTAAAGAAGAATTATGAAATACGTTACAATATTTGAAGACAGAGTTATAGTCAGAAAGACAGTATTGGAAATTCCTGAAGAACCTTGTTTATCAGAAGAGGAAATCCTAGATGGTTTCGACAATGGTTACTATAAAGTATGTGCAACTGAATTAGATTATGATTCAGAATTACCTTGTGAAGAAGGGCAAAGATTAGTAGAATATTAAATATTTTAAAGTATTAATATTAACTAATAAAGATTAATCATCCTCAAGGTTGTGGTGAAACTTTATTAGTTGATAGTAAAGAACCTGATACTAAAGATTTTCATATAACACAAGAACAAATTGAAGAAGCTTTGAATAAAATAATAAAGCCTGATAAATTATATAAAGAGTTTATGGATTTTATGGTTACAGGATTTCCTAGTAGTGTAAAATTTCAAGAAGAATTTAGACAAGAACTAATAAAAAACAATAAAAGATGGAACTAGTAAACCCTAAAGTAGAATATCTCCCTCAAGCAGAAGGTCTTGAGGGAGTTTTTAAACAAATTGAAATAGCAGGTAGAACTTGCTATAAAAGTGAAGATAAAATTACAGAAGATAGTGCTAGAAAGTTTGTAGATAGGATGATTGCAAGTAAACATAATGCTATGCTTGAGCATGGTACTGTTTACTTAAAAATTCCTTTTAAACATAGAATACTAGTAGAGAATTATATACATAATCAATTTTCAAAAGTAGTATATACTAATGATGATGCTTATATTACAACTAACTACAGAGTAATAATTGAGAATAATTTAGATTCTGATCTAGATTATCTTTGTAATCTTACTGAATATCATGAACAAAGATTTACTTTTAGAATAACAACTTCTATTGGTATTACAAGAGAGTTAATTCGCCATAGGCATTTTAGCTTTGCTAATGAAAGTACTCGCTATTGTAATTATTCTAAAGATAAGTTCGATAATAATATTACTTTTGTTAAACCATATTGGTACGATAATTTTGCTAAACCATGCAATAAAGATGGTTATAGGGAAGATGGAACATCCAATATGTTTACTATTAGAGATTTTGAAGCTTATTTACAAAGTGCTGAGAATAATTATCTTGCAGCAATAAATGCAGGAGCTAAACCTCAAGAAGCAAGAGAATTACTTCCATTATGTACCAAATCTGATATTGTTATTACTGGATTTAAAAGTGATTGGAAAGATTTTCTTGATAAAAGATTAAAAGGTACGACAGGTGCTCCTCATCCTGATATGAAACTAATTGCAGCTGAAATAGAAAAACAATTAAATTTAAAGAATAAAAATTTATTATGAGAGAAATGGCATACACCGTAACAGTAAGTAATGTTACACCAATTGAAGGAAAAGATAAAATACAAATTATTAACTTTAAAGAGAATGGCTATAATGTCATAGCATCAAAGGAAATCAAAGTTGGTGATGTAGTAATGTATTTTGAAGTTGACAGTATCCTTCCTGTCTGTGATAAATTTGAATTTTTAAGAAAAAGATGTTATAAGGAGAAGTTGAATGGTTTCCTTATTAAGAATATGAAAATGTTCAACATTTATTCCAATGGTCTTGTAATGACACAAAAAGAACTTGGAATTGAGTTTGATAAAAGTGGTGTTGATTATACAGATAAACTTAATATAGGGAAGTATGAACCTGAAGATGATGCAAGTCCTAAGCAGGAGAAGAAAGGATTTATGGCTTTCTTGTGGAAACATTCTTTAACAAGACCTATTGCGAAATTTATTTCGTCTTTCTTAAACAGGGATACAAAGAAGGTATTTCCTACACATTTGATACATAAGAGTGATGAGACTAATATACAGAATATGCCTCAAATGTTCCATGTATGGGAAAAAATTCCTTGCTATATAACAGCAAAAATGGAAGGACAAAGTGTTACTCTTGTATATGAAAATTCTTTCCGTAGTAAAGTAAAAGTATTTGGAAGAAATTATGAAGGTAACGACCAACATTATGCTTACTTTACACAAAATGACCTCTTTGATAGAATCAAGAAGTATGCTAAATCAAAAGATTATGAATCGATAGCAATTCAAGGAGAGTTCTGTGCACCTAATGTACAAGGTGGAATCTACAAGAATGGTACACATTTCTATGTATATAGAATAAATGTCAATGGTAAGTCTGTAAACTTGCAGGAATTATATACTGTCTGTAATGAATTAAACCTTGAAAAAGTACCAATGCTTATAGAATTACCTTGTGGATATGGTGAAAGCTTTAAGGATGTTTCTGAAATTCAGGATTATGTTGAACATCTTTGGTTTAAAGTTGGAGATCCTTATACTTTGGAAATTTCTAACAACAAAAAAAGTAATTTTCACAGACATGAAGGTATTGTAGTACGTTCACTTGATAATACCACATTCTCCTTTAAGGTGAAATCCAATGAGTATCAATTAAATAAATAATCAGATGGATAAAATCACCTATATTGGAGCTGAATGGTGTCCTAAATGTAAGGTTTATAAACCTAAATTTGAAGATTATTGCAAAAAAGAGGGTATTGAATACACTATAGCAGATGCTGACAAAGATTCTGAGTTAGTAGATAAATATGGTATTAGAAACATACCTGTAGTGGTAATTGAATCTGAAGCATCCTGTATTATTAAGGATGCTGCTATTTTCTTAGAAGAATGCAATACACAATAATTGAAGAAGCTACTAATGTATTTTGCAATACAGTGATTGAAGCACCCGATACAATGTCTAAAAAAGAAGCTATTGAAGCTTATATCAAAGGTGACTCAAATATCAAAGTATTAGATAAATCATTGGACCTTGGAATAGCTGAATTTAAACCTGTATGTTATACAGAAAGTTATCCCTCTTTCTGTCTTACAGAGAAAATCAGTAGTTAGTTTTTAATTTTTAATTTTTAATTTTATGGATGAAAAGATTAAAGAATTAGTTGACTTCGGTAATTATCTTCTCAGTGAAGAGAGAGATAAATTAACCACAGAAGAGTGTAAAAAGCATGTAACCCATGCTGATTTAATGAATTTTATAGAAAGTAAAAGTAAGTCCCTATAATGGGGCTTACTTTATTTATTAATTTTAAATATTGATTTTATGACACAGCTTGCAATTGAAACAACTAAATATATAAATAATTTCTATGTTGAAGCTTACTTTAAAGTAAGTGACAGTGAGTATAAACATTTAATGGCTAAATGTAGAGCAGTACCTAATTGTAAAATATATGAAGACCATCTTCTTATAAGAAACCTTTCAAGAAATAAAGTATGGAAGGCTATAGGTACTTCAGTGTCTTTTCAGAGAAAAGATAATATGATTATTAACTATTATATAAAAGAATCTAACCTACCTCCTATGAACTTGCTTTCTTAAACTATATAAATTTTATTATTATTATCAACCCTGCTTTATTCATTTGAATACTGCAGGGTTATTTTTTTGACATTACAGCTATTTACTATAGTGTTAAAACATAAAATCTGTTTATATTTGCACTAAATACTTTAATATAAATTATATGGCAACAAATTGTGTTATACCAGACTCTAAAAAATATAGAGAGTACAGAGAATTTTTAGGAGTTAATGAACAAGAATTGTCTGATAAAGAGATAGGTGCTTATATAAGCCGTTGGCAGCAGGAAAATGACAACACTTCAGAATTTCCTAATCAAAAGGAATTTAAAAGTATAGTTGATAAATGCAATGCCGAAAACAAAGAAGCTACTCTTGTCAGTATGCGTAAAATAGTTATTGATAATAGGAATAATACTCAGCAGTCTCCTGTTGTAGAAGTTCATAGTAATAACAGTAACCATTTAGACAAGACATTTAGATCAGCTAAATATATACTAAGTACTAAAACTCCACAGGATGAATTTATTACTTCTGAAGGTAAACAGTTAGCAGATAATATTGTAAAAGTAATAACCTCTAAATACGGGAAAGATACTACTATTATAGGTAATGATATAAATCTTATATCCCCTTATAAAGACAGGTCTTTACTTTTAATGTCTGATTTTATAGCAGTTGATGATAAGGGATTATTGCATATTATAGGTTATAATGGTAATAATGCTGATATAGAAAAAACCGTTAAATATCTTAAATACTTTAGGAATGAGCTTGTTAAATTGGATAAGTCATTAGCATTTAAGATAGATTCTTACGATATTATTACAAATGAAGGTATTAAATCCATACCTGAAAGCAGGATTCCTGAAGATGAGTATAATGATTCTGTCGCAGTTATGCTGGAATTTAAAAGTTCTTCTAATGAACTTTCTCAAGATGCTTTGAATAGCTTTAAAGAACAAGGTATAGAAGAAGTTCCTTCTGCAGTACAGCAAGCTTCTGAAGCTAATAATACACCTGAAGTTAATCAGCAACAGCAATTTGTTAATCATTCAGGAGGTGCTGATGGAAGCGATTCTTATTGGGGAAAAGTTGGAGAGAAGTACGGTGTAAAGCAAAATCATTATTATCATAATAAGAAAACTCCTAAAGGAAATATTCGTCAATCTGAGGAAGATTATAAAGAAGGTTATGATAAAGCAAAGAAAGCTGCTGAAAACATGGGCAGAACTTGGATAGAACAATATGCTGATTTACAAGCACGCAATTGGAATCAAGTTAAGTATTCAGATGCTATATTTGCTATTGGACATTTAGTAAAACCTGGTGAAAAAAACAAAAAAGGTTTTATAGTTAAAGCTGTTCAAGTTGATGGAGGTACTGGCTATGCTGTACAAATGGCTATTACTGAGAATAAACCAGTTTATGTTTTTGACCAGGAAAGGAATAGATGGTTTAAACATATTGATGGCAAATGGTCAGAATCTGATGTTCCTACATTAACTCAGAATTTTGCAGGTATAGGAACTAGAGAATTAAATGATAATGGTAAAAAAGCTATTGAAGATGTTTATGCCAAAACATTTAATGTTTCTAAATCTGAAACTCCTGTTCAACAGACAAATAATCCTGTAAATGATATACCAGTTAATAATCAACCTTCCTTTGTACCTAGCAGTGTTGATATTAAACCTTCTCCTGTAGGTAAAAGTGTTGAATTAAAACAGGCATTTTCACCATTATTAAGAAGAGAGATAGTAAGTGCTTTAGGTAGTTTATTCTGTGATAGTTTGAAATTCAGAGCTAAGGAGTATGTTGAGGAATTGCAGGATACGCAAAAAGATAATACTCAAAAAGGTATCAGTAATAAAGAACTTGATAATGCAATCAATAATTTATTAGACATAGAAAAACGTATTCCTACATATCTTAATGCTAAAGGTATTAAAGATGTAATTAACAGTATTAAAGAAGATTTTAAACGTAGAAAAGCTCTTTATCAGAAGAAAGCAGATGAAAATCCAAGTCTTCAAGGTAGAGTTAGTATGCTTTCAGATAGATTTGATACCGTTGAAGAATACCTTTCTGAATTATTAAGTGAAGCCGCCCCTCAAATTGAGGAAAATACAGGTGTTAGATTATCCTTTATAAAAGATGTAAATGGTGAAATAACTACAGCTGTTGATGAAAGTAACAATGAGCTTGAAGACCCTGTTGAAAATGCTGAAAATGCTGAAAATGAAAATAATGAAGATACTGTATCTGTTGAAGGTGTTAAATATAGATTCATTAATCCTTATGCTCTTATGAGTAAGGAAATTAAAATGATTCTATCAGATATAGAAATGCTTGATAAGGATTATGGTAAAGATGATGGAACACATTTTGTCAAAAACCCTTTAGGAGGTTTTAAGAAAATGCCTGTAAAACAAACTTATGCTATATTACAGAAAGCATTTGGTGAACATGTATTAAGACCTGATGATTTTTATTATATAGATGAATCTGGTGATTATCATTTTCCTGTATTTGACAAAATCAAAGCTCAACATCCTTGGGTTGAATCTCTTGGTAATTATCTTGAAAAAGAGGTGTTATATAATAACAATAAAGAAGTTCTAAGCAAATTTTATACTGCTATGAGAATGGATTTTATTGCTTATGACGGTATTATGTATTTTCCTGATTTTCATAAAGTACCTTTTAATCAGATTGAAAAGATTAATGGTCTTATGAAAGAGGCTATGAATACTACTGTAAATGCAATACCTCTTACAGATCATGACTTATATTCTAAGACTGAAGAGATATGCAGGAATAATGCTAAAGATACTAAGGAAATTCTAAGCTCTTTAAGAAAGAGTATTGAAACTCTTAGAAGTCCAAATTTCAGACATACTAAAAAGGAGATTAACGATATAGCTGAAAAAGCTCATGCTGTTATTCAGAGATTAGGTATTAATGTTGATTTGCCACAGATAAGAGGATTAGTAGCTGAATGTGAAAACAAGGATGCTGAAGACAGCGGTAATGAAACAACTATAGAGAAGATATTGTTTACTGAAGTACAACAGGTTGTAGATAAGATACTTAAAGGGGAAAAATACAAAGGTGATGGTAAGACAAATAGAATTAATGATTACTCTGATATTGTCAATAATTTCCCTTGGAATTATAAACATATCTGTTCTTTATTAAGCAGTGTATCTGAATTAAGTAATGAAAGTTCTTTTAAAGCTAATGGTAAGAATTATCAAAGTTATTCAACACCTAATCTTGTAGGAGAACTTGTAAAAGAATTTGGTGATTTCAATTACTGGGTCAATAAAGCTAAAATGTTGCATAAGAAAGACTTTATAGGCAAGCAGATAAAACGTAGAAAAGGAGGTTCTTTTGAATGGGTTCCTATTACTGAAAAGAATTATACTTATTTTTCTTTTGAAGATTATGCTGAAGTAATGCTGAGAGATAGGATAATGGAAAAATATGGTAATAAGAACTGGTATTATGATGGAGGTAAATTTCAGAATAGAATACTTGAAGTTTTATATGACAGTCCTAAAAATGCCATTAAATCAGGTCTTATGCAGAAAAGAGAGCTTCTTAGTATAGGTGATAAGGATTATTCAGAATGGTCTTCGGAAGATATACTAAGTCTAGCTGAATGTTATTTCAATGAAAATGCCTTATCTGAAGGAGGTTTTGAATCAGGTTTTACAGGTACAAGTGTGTTTAATCTTCCTATATTAGCAGATTCTCCTGTATGTATGATGGTTACTGCTGAAATATCAGAGCTTAAATATAAGGATAATATTGAAGATAATCCTAAAATATATTCAAGACTTAGAAATATTGTAAAGCAGGAATTAAGAAGAATACAACTTGTATCAGACAGAAAGAAGAAGGGTATAAAGGAAATAAGCAACTTTGATAAAAATGGTAAGAATTTCTGTTTCTTCCCTATGTTGAATACAATCTATGGTGAAGATGTATTTCTGAATACTTGCAATAACTTTATAAAGAATCTTCAAATGGAAGAGCTTGATAATTATATTGACAATGCTATGCAGAAAGTCATGGAGGCTCTTATAGCTGAAGAAGAGGTAGATTGCTTTATTAATGATGATATTATAAAAACTTCAAGAATGGTTAAATCCTATTATAATGGTGAGGTTACTGATGAGGATATTAATTATCTTAGAAGAGGTTATTATGTCAATGCTATTCTTGCGAGAGCTGAATGGATACAGCTTACAACTGTTGATTTAGCATATTATAAAAACTTCACTGATTTCCAAAAGAGATACAAGGAAGTATATGCAAATGGTAAGAAGCTTAATACTAATGCTGAAGGAGGTAGAAAAATTGAAAGATCCATTTACCTTAAAGACAGATTAGTAGTATCTAGACAATTCAGACAGATTAAAACCATTCTTAATAGGGCTGTAGAAAGAGGGGATATGAAATCTTATGACAGAGATAATTTCCTTCATAAGTTTAAAGAAATCAATGCTACAGATGCACAAGCTTTCAGATGTCTTTCTTCAATGAGAGCTGTATCTAAGATGGTTGGAAGCTGGACCCCTAGACAACAGGCAGCTTTTGATAATCTTCAAGCAGGAAAGTATTCTCCTGATGATATGGATATTGTATGGGGTACAATCAAGCCTTATATGTTTACTATTATAGATAAAGACAGTGGTACAGGGGAAACTATTGCAGTACCTCATCAGAATAAGAACTCTGAGTTCCTTCTTCTTACCATGTTTGAAGCTTTAGGATGCAGTGCTAAAAGTTCTATGATGAAAGGTCTTAACTCCTTTATGGAGAAATATGGCATAGATGTAGCTCATTTTGAATCTGCAGTAAAAGTAGGTTGTGAAAATCCTATAGATATATCTCATTCAGAAACTAAGTTGAATGCCTGGATAAAGGATAATCCAGGTGCATGGGAAACTATTCTTAAAACTACTGAGGAAAATAAGGGTACTGACTTTATAGAATCAGCCTCAAACTGGGAAATATTCCAGACAGGTAATGAAATACTTTTGGATAATAAACATATATCTCAGAATGAATATAATGAAAGAATAGATTCTATGGAATTATCTGAAGAGGAAGTAGAGAAGATTCTTACTGAAAAATGTTTTGAGAATCCTGAAACCAAGACTTCATTTAATAAGAATGTTGTGCATGAATTACCTTATGATAATTACTGTATTCAACAGCCTACACCTGAGCATATATTTGACAGTGAAGTTATATTCGGTTCTCAGTTCAGAAATCTTATAATGTCTGATATACCTGTAGATAAGCCTCTTACAGTTAATGGTATTATAAAGACTTTTGGAGAATGGAAGAGGCTATATAATCAATGTATCATAGCCAATCTTAAAGAGGATTTTAATACAGTTGCAGAATTATTTGGAGATATTCGCAAAGTACAGAAGAAACTTCTTGCACAGATTCAAGGTAATCCTAAATATGGTAAAGACGTTGAAGAAGCTCTTGAATTAATACAGGAGGATGGAGAAATTAAATTTAATCTTCCTCTTGATAATCCTAACACTACTGTTGCTATGCAGGAGTTACTTCTTTCAGTATTTAAAAATCAGATTACAAGACAGAAAATAAAAGGAGCTGCCTGTGTATTAGTATCAAATATAGGCTATACTTCAGAATTGAATCTTCTGTATGAAGGTGAAGGTGAGAATAAAAGACTTGCAGGTGTTGAATGTTATCTTCCAGCTGTAAGTAAGAAGTTCTATAAACCATTTATGATTGAAAAAGATGGTAAAGTGGAACTGGATTACAATAAACTTCCTGATGAGCTTAAGAAAGGTATAGGATACCGTATTCCTACAGAAGGTAAGTATTCTATGATTCCTTTGATCATAAAAGGATTTCTTCCTCAACAGAATGGTTCTGCTATTATGTTGCCTGAAGAAATCACTACAATGGCAGGTTCTGACTTTGATATAGATAAACTGTTTATGATGCTTACAGAATTTTATTCTAAAAAAGAATATGATACTAAGAAAGCATGGTCAGATTTCTATGTACAGAATCCTGAAATCAAAGGACAGCTTGAAAAAGCCAAATGGGAAGAGTATTGGAAATATGTTGATTTTACATTATCAGAAGACCCTTCAACAGCTGATTATTTAGATAAGGAATCTAAGAGATATAGAGACCTTATCTTAAAGAAATCTGGTGTTAAGAATACAGATCTTGTTAAAGATTTGTATAGCAGATTTGAAGAATGGTTCTCTAAGAATAAGAGAAATTATTATCTTACAACATCATTCCACAAAGTTAAATTCGACTATGACAGAGACCTTCAAATAAATAATAATGACCCTAGAAAGACTCTTGTTTCAAGAAAGGCTAGAAATAACATGGTACTTGATATAGCTCATGCTGTTCTTACATCAACTGATATGGCTTCCCATGTATTAAGAGCTGGTAACTTTGATGAAGTTAAAATGTGTGCAAGATTCTCAGAAATTGTTAGTAAGCCTGAATTACTTGAAGCTTTCATTAATAAATATGGTCTTGGAGAAGATGATGAAGTTAAAACTAAGCAGAATGTTAAGAGGAAATTAAAAGAACTTCTTGATAATCATGCTCTTGATGAATTTGATTCCTTCTATAAGAAATTCTCAAAGCAGAATAATCCTCTTACTTTAGGTGGTTTTATGCATAACCATCAGCAGAATATGCTTGGAGCTAAGATGATTGGTATTTATGCTAATAATACTTCACAGCAGGCTAAATATCAAAATGCTGGATTTACTATTAAAGAAGGTTATCAATTCAGTATCAATGGTTTGAATTATAACAGAATTGATGAAATTAAGAATAAGAAAGGTGATTTCATATCATTTAACTGTGCTCAATTTTCAGCAGCTTCTGTGGATAATGCAAAAGACCCTGTATTGGCATCATTGATGCAGGACCCTGATACTGCAAATATTACAGGTTTCTTATTAAGAGCTGGAGTTCCTATTCAGGAAATAACCCTTATCTTCCAACAGCCTTTATTTAAAGCTTTATATAATGGTGTTGATATAAAAGGTAAGAGAGTTAAAGCTGTTAATTCATGGAATCTTGAAAAATACATGAAAGCCAATGGTATAAAGTATGATACAAATATTAATCAGCATGATTTCACTACTGATGAATTAATGGATTCCATACTTGGTATTGAAGAAATAGATGAAAACTTGATGTATTCATTCCTATTTAATATCTTTGTATGTGCAGAAGCTGTAAATGATATTACTATGGTATCAAGAGCTGATTCTCCTAATGGTGCTACTAAATCAACAATAGCACAGCTTAATGGTCAGCTTATGAAGAATAATATCATGCATTGGAAATCAAATGGTATGGTATTTCCATTTGACGGTATTGATAACATAGTTAAGAATAATTTCAAAGATAAGGATATAGAAGATTTGGAAATTGAAGAGTTTATGAGCAGTCCTACTCCTATGTTACAGGCATTTCATACTTATGGACTTGACAGTATTTCTTCAGTATTAAAGAAATATTTCCTTCAATTTCATCCTAGAATAAAGGATATGGTGGAAACTATAGGATTACAAAGCCCTTTGTATAATACAGATGATTTCTATGAAACCTTTTATTCAGAGTTAGTTGAATATAGCCTTACTAAAACTAAGTTATTCGGTGCTGATGATAACAATGACTTCTTAACCAAGAGAGAGCATTATTTATATGAGTTCCCTGCTGAATTTGTTAAGATTCTTAAAGAGAATGAGGAATTTAAGAAAATGCCTATTGCTAAAGTAATTACAGTGAAATCAGGTGAGATTGTATATTCAGGTAATAGTGATAATCCTACACTTCTTGAATATCTTAAAGGAGATATGGAACAGTTACTTTATAGTAATGATCCTGTTTTAAATAGACTAGCTACAGATTTGCTTAAATACACCTATTATAAAAATGGTCTCACTTTTGATTATAAAGGCTTAGGTAAATTATTCAGTACTTCATTCCTTACAAGTTTCCCTGAGTATATAAATACTCTTAGAAATATCAGAACAATGACTAATACTGATCCTCGATTCCTTCAAAGATTTGGAGAACAGTTTGTAATTAACCATCCTGAATTTTTCAAAAATGTAGATAAAGCAGAATCTTATGAAAATGGTATTGCTGTTTCTGCTAAAGCAGTACATAATGCTAAATTAAAAGGCTTTAATGTTAGAAGTGATGAAGAACCTTTATTAGAACTTATCGCATATAAAGGTACTATGTACACTCTTACAAAAGCTTCAAGTAAAACAGCAGTATATATGCCTCTATATACATTGGGAGATAATCAGAAAGGACTTAGAAAAGTTCTTTATAATGCTGATATGAAAATTTCTGATTTAGCTTCTTATACTATAAGCCCTGAAAAGATTAAAGCTAATGCTGAAACTAATAAGTATCAGAAGTCTTGGGAAGAAGCTCTTGAAGAAAGAATGAATGCTATTTTAAAAGGTATTGAAAATATACCAGACCTTCCACCTTCTTTCAATGGAAATCCTTCTACAGGAGTTAATATAGAAGGATTACAGAAAGTTGATACTGTTATAAATCAGTATGTAAGCGAAGGACAAGCTAATTCAGAAACAATTTGTTAAACAAGTATAATGGGAAATTATTGCACATTCAGACCTAAAAAAGGTAATAATCTTTTCCAAGCTTTTAAGAAAAGATTTGGACATGATAAAGCAAAGGATTTATATGCTACAGCATTCAGTCCTAGCTTTAGAGAAGAATTTAAAGACACACTCTCCTATGATGAGGAGGGTGTGCCTACATTTGAATCTATGATGTCAAATGAGTTAGTAAGAGAGTATATAGGAGAATCTGAAATTCTTGAATCTTACAATTCACAATTTAAGGAGTATGAAGATACTCTGACTAATTACGATGAAGTTGTAAGTCAGGCTCTTCAATATAACCAGCATGGTAAAGACCATGACAGATATATAGCAATAGCTGAAAGAAAGGATGGTAAAGTAAGAGTAGGTATCCATAGAAGAACTGAGAATCTTGAAGAAGTATTCAATAACCAATATGGTACTAAAAGACTTAATGACAGACTTCTTGAGATATTAGATTCTCTTCATGTTACAGTAGGACAACTTACAGATGCTGAAATGAGAGCAGGTGCAAAAGGTGTTACTGAATTTGAAGCTGCCCAGAATATATTAAAAGGTACTGCTCAGATAATAAGACTGGCTAATAACTTCAAAGGATATGCTTCATTACCTGAAGAGTTCTCACATCTTATGGTTGAGTTATTCAAAGATAATATTCTTATGCAGAGAGCAAGGGAATCCTTAAAAAAGAATCCTGAAGCTGTCAGATATTTACTTGGATCTGAATATGATGAGTATGTTAAAGTGTATGGTAATGATAATCAAGTAGTTGAAGAAGCATTAGGTCACATTTTTGAAAAAGCTCTTACTGATAAAGCTGTTAAAAGTCCTTCATTATTACAAAGATTGAAAGACTGGATATTATCTAAGTTTAAAAATACTAAACAGATAAATCCTGAAACTATAATTAATCAGGTGAAGGCTGAAATCCAACCTCTTGCATTAAAGATTCTTGAAAATCAGGAAACTCAGAAAGTTAATATAGCTGCTATTAAAAGAAAAGATAAATTCTTTGCACTTGAAAGCAGTACTTCTGAAGCTGTTGAATTATTGAAAAATGTAATAAAGGTTGAATCTAAGAGAGTACATCTGTATGATGAAGGTAAGGAGAATTATAAAGCAAAGAAAAAGTCTATAGAAGAATATGAAGATTCTATAAAAGGTATAGGTAAAAGTCCTGAACATCAATTACTTGAATATATTCAAGGAACATTGTCTGAAATGGATAATATTGCTAAAAGTCTTTTTGATATAGACAAGCTTGAATTACCTAGAAGATTTGAAATACTTCGTAATACAAGGGATTATATGAAGATGTATGCCAGAATTATAGATTACTATTATCAGGCAATATCAAATGATACAGATCCTAATTCTTTCTTTAATACTAAGTATGATTTACCTAATGGTATGCAAGTATCCATAGCTTCAGTTTTAATGGAAGTTGAACATCTTAACCAGACTATAGCTAAGGATTATATTAAATATGCCTTTCCTGCATTTGGAGCTTTTCTAGAACCTGTATTAGGTAAGAAGATTAAAATACCTTTTGGTAAAAACAAAGGTAAGGAACTGGAAATATCCCAATTGTTAGTAAAAATGAAGGACATATCATTCTTTGATTATTGGTTGGATTCAATGGCTAATTCCTCTGATGTTATTCTTCAAGCCATGGATAGAATTGTACAGAAAGCTAAATTCAATGCTCATGAAAAATCTATAGCTGATTTCAGAGATATTAGAGACTTACAAAAAAGAATGGAAGCTGATGGCATCAAAGAAACATCATGGATGTTTGAAAGGGATAAGGAAGGTAATAAAACTGGTAATTATATATCTCATATAAACTGGGGTCAGTTTGAAATTGATTATAAAAACTTCATGGATAGTCTTGCTGTAAAATATGGTGAAATGGCTGTAGGTCAAGCTGCTATTGATAAAGTAAGTGAAAAGAATGCATGGCTTAGAGAACATTGTCAAATAGGGCAGTTTATGATTCCTAAAGTAAGTCTGTACCGTAATAAGGAATTTGAGAATCTTTCTGATAAACATAAAGGTTATCTCCAAGAATTTCTAGAGTATAAGAAAAAACTTGAATCTAATTTCCCTCCATCAAAGCAGGTTAATCTTGCATGTATTCAAATGAGAAAGACAAGAAGTCAGAGATTAGCTGAAAGTGCTACTTCATTAAGTAAATTAGCTCAGAATATAAAAGGCAGTATTGAAGAAGATTTCTTATTACAACAGGATGATGATGAGATATTTGGAAATCCTACTAAGAATATGGGATTTGATAATACTGAATTTATGTTTCTTCCCATTTTATATACAAGAAAATTAAATGATCCTAATGAGCTTGAAGAGGATTGTATAAAAACTCTTATGAATTATACTTATATGTCTAACAGATATAATGCTCTTAAAGACATTATAAATGAAGTGGAAGTAGGATATGACCTTATGCATAATCACAGGGATTACTATGCAACAAGAATGGGTAAGCCTTTTAAAGACATTACATCTGATGATATTGTACATAAGGAAACAGCAAATGCTCAGAAAAAGATAGAATCCTGGAGAGAAAGCCAGGTATATGGAAGGTATATGAAAAGTGATGAAGATACCACTATAGGTAAAGTGTCTATGACTAAATTAGGAAACTGGATTATAAAATGTAACTCCACTCTTAGAATGGGATTCAACTGGTTAGCTGATTCTGCAAATGTCACTACTGGTATTGCAATGACTAATATAGAGGCTGTTGGTGGAAGATTCTTTAATGTTAAGGAGCTTGCAAAAGCCGATAAAGAATATGCTGCAAGTATAAAAGACACTCTTACTGATTCCTTTAACAGGCAGAAGGAAACTAAAATAGGATTATTCAGTGAATTGTTTAACATAGATGAGCATGTACATCAGGATTTAAAAAGAGATGCTCAGGTTAAAAATACTGTAAGAAGACTGCTTGGAATACCTTTAGCTTATTTAGGACAGGATTGTGGACAGCATTGGTTATCACATAGAACAGCCATAGCACAGGCATTAAGAAAACAAGTTCTGCTTGATGGTAAACAAATGTCATTATGGGAAGCTCTTAGAGTTGAAAAGGATCCAGCTACTAATCTTAATAGACTTAATATAGATTCTATAAAGGAATTAGATGGTTCCAGATTTGATGTGTTTAAATTTTCAGAACTTATAAAAGGTATTAATCATAATCTGTTTGGTATTTATAATGACAGTGACCAGAGTGCTGCTAATAGAACTGTATTAGGCAAAGCTTTGTTACAGTTTAGAAAGTGGATGAAACCTATGTATAATACAAGATTTCAGGAAGCTCAATATAATGTCAGACTTGATATGTGGGAAGAAGGTTATTACAGAACTCTTATAAGACTTGGGTATGAACTGGTTACAGCTCATAAAAACATACTTACAGAGTTTCATAATCTTACTAAAGATGAACAATATGCTGTAAGAAAAGCACTTACTGAAATAATACAGTTTGCTGTAGTATGGTTTGTAGGAGGTATGTTATTCAATGGTGATGATGATAATGATGATTTTCAATATCTTGAATATATAGTAAAAAGAGCTAGACATGAGCTAGGAAACCTTGTGCCTTCAACTGTCATGATAAGTGAGAATTTAAAGACTCTTCAAACTCCTTTACCTATATTAAGTTCTGTTAAGGATTTATTCAATCTGATTAACACTGGTATAAGTATTGACGGTCATATATTAACTTATGAATCAGGACCTTATAAAGGTATGACACACTTTGAAAAAGCTTTAGTCAAAGCCCCTATACCTATTATAACTTGGTTGAATAAGGTAAATAAATTTGCAAATCATCTTGATGAAGAAATAAAATTTTATGAAAGACCTTATTAATATCAAAAATATTTTATATATTTGCATGGGGATATGAAATAAATTGTTTTTAATTCTTTTTTGTTTTGAGTTTTTTAATAAATAGTACTTGTGAAAGTACTATTTATTTTTTAAGCTTCTTTAGTTCAGTTGGTTAGAATACGTGACCTGTACTCATGAGACCTTGGTTCAAATCCGAGAAGAAGCTCTAATTCTATACATATGTTTTTAATTCATAAATCATTAAAAAACAGGGAGTTGTGAAACCCCCTGTTTTTGTTTTTACAATATGCTTTTATTAGAATCCTCCACAATACCAGAAACTTTCTCTGTTCTTCTGTGGCATTAAAGCATACTTTCTTTCAGTAATATTATTAGCTTCAGCATACTGTTTTTCTTCTTCAGTAAGATCACTCCAATTTTCTCTTGTAGCAGTATAATTATCCATAACAGCAAAATCAGTTATAACATACTTCTTAGCTCTAGTGTTATAAGTACCTTTTATAAGTACTCCTACAGCTGACATAGTTTTTATAAACTCTTTCCACCTTTTATCTTTTACTGTTTTTGTAGCACTCATACTGTTTATAGTTCTGTCAATATGTCTTTGACATCCTCCTTTAGTAGCAAAATTAGAGTAGTTATTAACTACATCTTCTTCAACTTCTCTTAGATATATATCATCTTC